GACTGCTTAAGGTTATTCTGCAACTCAGCCTGAGCCGCAGAGGACCCCTGAGTAGCCAGAGTCTCAGCCGCAGCAGCAGTAGCAGTAGCCATCGCAGCAGAAGCCAAACCATTAAACGCGGCCTGATTCGCGCGGCCCTGCTCCGTATTAATATCGAGAGTCTGGCCGTTCTTTGTGATCGAGTCAGTCACCGCATCAATCGCAGCCTGATACGCAATCGAAGCGTTAGACGCAGACAAACTCAACAACCCGGCGTTAAACAGGCTCTGAGTCCACTTCTCAATGTCCGTCACCGAACCATCAGCAGCAAGCCCAACATCCTCAAGCGCCTTAGCTACATCCTCAGCGGAAAGCTTCGCAGCCTGAGCAGCCGCCGCGACCTTGTCAACCGCCCCAGCAGCCTTATCACTCGAAGAAGCCGCGTTCTTAGTCTCCGCGTCAGCCTTCTGCAAAGCATCCGCGTACTCAGGGAACTTCTTCTTTAGATCATCAACACTGATACCCAGCTCACCGCTGCGCTCTTTCAGCCGATCAAAAATCTTGGCAGCATCCGAAGAACTACCACTCGAAACCAGGCTAGCCATAGTCTCATCAATGCGCTTGAACGAATCCCCGAGGATCTGGCTGGAACCCTTCACCCCAGTCATGGAGTTAATGATCCCCTCACCCCAGTCGTTGAACTGCCGCCCAGCGTCAGGCTGGAAAGTCCGCTTCAACGCAGAGTCCAAGTCATTCACATTGTTGATCAGATCTTTGCCCTCAGTGTTCTTGAACAAAGAATCAAGACCAGAAGCCGCGCCGGGAGTATTACGGGCAACATCGGACAACACATTAGCGACCCTGCCCATGCCCGTATCAATCTTGGACATGTAATCGGCTTCGGCAAGCTTCGCTACGGCCAGCGTCAAAGCGCCGATAACCATCGCCCCGCCAGCCGCCTTGCCAACACCAGAGAGAACGTCCCGCGCTTTACCACCAGCCGGGGCGAGCTTATTGAACGCCTCCATCGACTCAAGCACTTTAGGCGTCAAATTCAGGAACGCCCCAGCCCCCAAAGCAGCGACACCAACAACGCCAGCAATCGCCGCCGCAGTGTTCAGCATCGGCTCAGGGATCTGGCCTATCCAATCAACAACATCCTCAGCGCCCTGCGCCAAGCCCCGCAAAAAGTCATTCGCACCCGAGCCGGACTTAAGGAACACCGAGTCCATGGACCCGCCAAGCTTCTCAATATCCCCGGCTAGGTTGTCCTGCATGATCGCCGCAGTCTCAGCCGCATACCCGGCATCATTGACAGCAGCTTCCCACTTGTTGATCCCCGCGGAACCCTGCTCGTAAAGAACATTCGCGGCACGCACAGCATCCGAACCAAACAACGTCTTGAGCGTCGCATTACGCTGCTCATCAGACATATCCTTAAGTGCGTTCTGCAAAATCCCCGCGTACTCAGACATGCCAACAAACTTGCCCTGAGCGTCATAAGCCGAAATGCCCAGCTCATTCATCAAAGACGCAGCCGCCGCGGAATTCGGATTCAGCGACATCAGCATCGTCTTGAAAGACGTACCAGCATCAGAACCAGTCAACCCAGCCGAAGCAAACGCAGCCAAAGACCCAGTGGTTTCTTCAATCGTCAAACCCGTGGACGCAGCCACCAGACCTGACTGATTCAACGCCGCACCAAGATCACTAACAGAACCCTGAGCCTTACCCGCACCCGCAGCAAGAAGATCCGCGAGGTGAGGGATCTTATCGCCAGACAGCTTGAACTGAGTCAACGCCGAAGCGCTAATCTCCGCAGCCTCAGCAACACCCAAAGAACCAGCAGCAGCCAAATCCAGCGAACCCTTAAGCCCGCCGCCCATGATGTCCTTAGTAGAAACACCAGCCTTCGCCAGTTCCTCAATACCCTGCGCAGCCTCAACAGCAGAAAACGCCGTATCAGCGCCAGCCTTCACCGCAGCATCACGCAACTGCGTCATATTCCCGGCAGTCTCATGCGTAGCTGCCTGAACCGAAGACATCTGCTTATCAAAATCAGCATAGGACTTGATAGCCAAACCCACGCCCGCAACAACAGCAGCACCAGCCGCCGCCGTCACAACCCCCGTACGCTCCCAAGCATCACTGTTCTTAGTAGCAGACTGAACCATCTTCCCAAGATGAGTATCCGCCGCTTTGCCAGCATCCTCAGTAGCTTTCTTCGTCTTCTCAGTCGCCCGCGCAGCTTCCTCCATGGCGGACTTAAAGCCCTGGATCTCAGCCGCAAACACGACTTTAACGCGACGATCCGCCATGACGTTTCCTCCAAAGGTGTTAGAAAAGAAGCCGCCATGCGACAATTACTGAATGACTCAGGCCACCAAAGCGAATAAGCGCAAGGCAGCGAACACGATGAAAATCGGAGCGGGCATGCTCGTCCTAGGCGTCGCAGTAGCGCTTTTCAGCGCAGGCGAAAACGGGAACCCAGGCCTCAACGGATTCTCGGCCTTCGTAGCTTTCGCCGGCCTAATCGTCCTGATCATCGGAGCGGGTAAGTGGCGGGAACGTCCGACGAGTGATTAATTCCTCATCAATTTCAGTCGCGTAGAAACGCTGGCCAGGGTCCGCCTTGAAACCCTTCTGCCCCGTGTGTTCCTCCACCGCAGCCTGACGTTGGCAAACGGTGTCCTGAACCTCATACAACCCAGCGTTAGCCTCGTTGCGGCACTCAGCACGGTTGCCACCACACACGTCACAAAGGCCGTCAAGGTACAGCGTGTACGCGTACTCAAGCAGCCGGTCCTTGCGATCAGGCAGAACCCCAAGGTAAGCGGACGGTGAACGTTGGAACCGCTCACTCGTTTTCAAGGCCGCAACTACTCTTCCCCATCGCCCTGTGTGGAGGACTTCGGCAAAAAATCGGCGCTCACAACAGGCACCTCATTGCACGCCGACAAGTAAGCCGCAGTGATTAACCGGAACTGAGCCTGACCCAAAACCTTCTCAAGCTTCGCAACCTGGGCCGGGGTGACCTTCGGCTCGATGATCGCGTCAGCCAGTACCAAACTACCTAGACTCTGCGCGTCGCCCTTATGCTCATCAGCGAACACGCGTTTCTCGTCATCATCATGACCCTTGACCCGGATCGTCAACGCCGAATTGTGGAACTGTTCAGCCAGCCGCGCGTACTCGGCGCGGAGCTTCTGAGCCCCGCCAGCCATCGACGGCCCATCAACCTCATCCTCCCCATCAGCGTGCTCAATGCGCACAGCTAGGGCATCAAGATCAGCGATCAGGCCGGCCTTCTGATACACAACAACAGAACGCTGCGGACGTTCAGCACCATCCAGCCAAGCATCAAGGTCAAAATTCTGGGGGGTCTCACTCATGGGTTTTAGGCTCCATAAAAGTAGTTGGTTTAGGCTCGTTTGGTAGGTTGGCGGCGCGGAGCCTAAACACACGCCGCCAACCGGTCTAACTAGGCTCCCGCTGCAACCTCAATGAACGGGTAACCGCGCTGCACCTCAGCCGGGACACGGTACTTGATGAAGCCGGTACCGTCCGTGCGCTGCGGAGTGTCAGTGATGAACTCGGCGCCCAGATAAATCTCATCCGTAGCCGCCCAAGGATCCGTGGAATCCTTATCCATTTGACGGGCGTACCCGTACAGGGTCGCGCCCTTCTCCTTCACAGCAGCCCAACCCAGCTCAGTCGCCTCATCGAACCCGCCGGCAGTCGCGAACTTCCGCCACAGAGTGAACCCGGCAGCATAGTTCGACGCACCAATAGCGTTCGAGTTACCCGAATCGCACAACGCCTTCTCAGCGATCTTGTCCGAATCCGTAGCACCCCACGTGAAATCGGACGTCAGAATGTCACACGACAAATCAATGCCAGCGTTCAACTCCGTCGCAGTCGGCGCGGCAGGATTCACCGGCTTAGTCGTCAAAATAGTGAACTTAGTCTTACCATCAGCAAGAACACGAGCCATTACTTGGCCTCTCCTTCAGTTTCCGGCGAGGCCGGCGTTTTCGATTCCCGCGCCTTCTGGCGGGGAGTCATAGCAAGATCATTGAAAGGGGCGTCCTTACGTTCAAGCCACGCAGCAGGAACAACCTGCTTAGCCCCAGTAGTTTTCGAATAGGCATCAACGAGCTTCGTCATTGACCTGCCCCTTTCAGAGTTTGTTCGAGACAAGCAAGAACTCGTCAACAGCAAAAATAGGGTGACCGATGTTAGGGATAGTCACATCGAAATCGGTTTGCGCGTCCATAAGAACGGACTGACGCAGCTTCGACGGAGCCCAACCAGGAACAACCGGGGTCTTACGGTTGAGTGCGCCCCGAACCTTCGCAGCGACAATGCCCAACGCGTCACCAGTCAAGCCCGCATAAGTCGCCCGGACCCGCAACGTCAGAACATCAGGGGCATCACACAACGAATCACCATCAGGCCCACCGCTCGACTCATCGCCAAGGTCACCCCACAAACACACATAAGGGAACACCGGCGAAGTAGGAACCGACCACATATAAACCTGCAACCCAGTCACGGGCAGGAGCGCCTTCACAGCGGCGTAATGCTCCCGGATCACAGAAGCCCCTCCGTCGCCTGAAACGCGAACTCATAAAAGTTCGGCGCTTCCTCCAACATCGCGTCCTCCGGATTACGCAAAGTAGCGCCACCAGCACGAGACGTACCAAAATACGCGATACCAGCCAAAGAAGCAGCCCCACCACCAGACGGCCCAACCTCAGCCTCAATGACCCCATCACCAGCAAACTGGAACACATTCACGTCATAGCTGATCGTCCGAGCCAACTGCTTAAAGTGCTTAGACCCAGCAGCATCCTTACGCATGATCTTCTTGGTGTTCACCGCCGATTTTGCAACGACACCCTTGAGTTTCGGCACCATCACCACTGGGATCAACCGGAACGACCGAGCCAAACCATCCAGGTCAGAAGCATCAACACTCACGCCGTCACTTCCTCAACCCGTGTACGCTGCGCAGTCGCCCCCGTCTTATGGAAAGGCTCAGTCACCCGAAACACCCGCCCAACAAGCTGAGGATCCAACACAGCACCGATGATCGTTACCACATCGCCAACGTCAAACGGGCCAGCCGCGACCGGCGTATCCCACCGCGTATCCTGCACCGTAAACTGATGACCACCAGCCTCAGGATTGCTCGACTGAGCTAGTGTCTGCTGAATCTTGCACGCACCCGTATACAACAACGTGAGGCTAGCGGTTACGTTGCCATCCTCATCCGTCACCGGCTCACCAGGACGATGCACCATGCACGTATCCAACATCAACGCCTGCGCCTCACGCCGCCCCGCCAGGACCGCATCAGCCGCACTCACGGCGAACCCCAAGGGCGGATGCTAAAAGCGTCACCAGTCGAACCAGGTAGAAGCTTCGACCATTCCTCATCCGACAACTCAGGACCACCACCCGGCGTCCCCTGAACCCACGGCATCTCAGTAGTCGAATAGTCATCAATCGCGACCGTCCGAGACTTAAGGCCCCTCGGATTATCCAAATGACGGATGATCGCCGTGCTAATCACACGGGAAAGAGTCGCCACAGTTGGCCGCCCCAACACAATCAGATCAGTAATGTTCGGGATCCGTTCAAGGATCTCGGCCTCAAGATCACCAATCCAAAGAGTTACCTGACCAGTCTCAGGCGCCGTCAAAGAACGCCCGTAGCGCCCCTCAACATCAGCGACAGTCGCATACGCCATGACAGCTCCTAGCTACGGGGTTTACGTGCAGCACGCCTAGCGCGAGGCTTCTCCGGGGTCGCCTCAACCGGGCCAGGAGACGCGTCAGCATCAACCCAGCCCTGCGAGAGGTGGTGCGCTGCAAGGTCACCCTCACAGCGCACCACCGTTCCCGCATCCGGATGGACCAAACGCGGCAAACTACGCTACGGCGTTGGTGTACTCAACGAACGCGGCAGTGTCATTCACAAGCCAGCCGTACTCGGCTTCAGCCAGAATCGCGACAAGGTTATTCTCGAACAGAGAAACAAGCTCACCGTTGATCGTGACAGTAGCCTCAGTGGAAACCTTGTAAGAGATGCCACCAACAGCACCCCAAGCGGTCTGCGACCAGTCGCCACCGAAACCAATGACGGAACCGGTCGGGTTGTAGATACCCTCACCGATGAACGCGGAACGGCCAAGCAGGCGTCCCTGACGGAACGGTGCTGCGTTGTCCACCACGGGGGAGTCGATGTAGATCGGGCGCCCACCAGCGTCAACAGCACCGTTCAGAAGTGGCTCAAACCGGTCATCCAACGCGAAGCCCGAAAGGCGCTTGCCGTCATCGACAAGCAGCTTCAGGCCGGCGTTGATGTCACCGTGAATGCCACCAGCCGTTTGAGCGGTCGTGCCGATCTCGACAGTCTTCGTGGTCTGAGCCACGTAGGTGGAGAACGGGGTGTTCGTACCATGCAGGGCAGCGGAGTCGAACGCAGCAGCGAACGCGTCACCAACCTGATTACGAACAATGTTCATGTAATTGCCGGGGTTCGCACGAACAACTTCCGCAGAAACAACCGCGATAGTCGCGATCTTCTTCGGATCCATGTTCTTCAGCGCAAGAGCACCCTTAGAAGCAGGCTTCTGCGCACCTTCAGCAACCCAACCAGCGGAAAGCTTCCCGGTAACAACCGGGATGGACTTGCCGTTAGCGCCAAGCTGAACCTGCGGGGAAAGCTGCTGAACAGCAGACGAGCGTGCGGCACGCTCAAAGATAGCCGCGGACTGCTCGCGGTTGAGGAACCCGGAAAAGTCCGAGGTGGTAGTAGCGGCGGTAATCGCCATTAGATGCTCCTAAGAGAAATGGACATCAGTTGATGCCGAGTTTGCTTTTCAAATCGGCCAACAGCGGGTCGCCGTTGAGCGCGAGCGCCTGAGAGCCCTTCGAACCTTGCGAGGGGTCAGGCTTCGGGGTCGTCGGAGTGTTCAGCAGAGCCATCAGAGATTCCGCGTCAGCGATCAAACTCGCCTCGTCATCACCCTGAAGACGGGCAACAAGCGCGGCAGGCAGACCCGTATCAAGGGCAACTTTCTGACGCATCGTGGTCTTCTCATATTCAGCGAGCCGTTCAGACGCTTCCTTAGCCGCCTTCTGAGCCCGTTCAAGTTCGGTCAGCTTCGCGGCCTCAGCGGCTTCACGCTCAGCCTGGAAAGCCTTCAACTGCTTATCCAGCGCATTCGCACGTTTACGCTCAGCTTCGAGAGCCTTCTTACCACCATCACCAAGTTCCACAGGATCGCCCTGCGGTTCAACGGCTTCCGGGGCTACCGGTTCTGCTGGGATTGCTTCTGCTGTCGGTTCCGACATTTGTTTTCCTCCATCGCGGTGGATAAAACCCCGAACAGGCATCGCGCCAGTGGGGAGAATATGGTGGCTGGCATCTAGACGATCCAGCCGTACAGTTTCAGGAGCCGCTTAGCATCAGCAGGATCCTTCGCTGTCTTGTAAATGGTTTCCGGCATCAACCGGGGCGCCTTGAGCTTGTAGTACTTGGTCCCATCGCGGAACACTGACTGCTCACGGACATATTGGGCTTGGGACATCTGCCAGTAGGCGTGACCTCGGCGCGTTGTGCCCTCGCGGGTGTATTTGATGCCCTGCCCGTTTATCTGCGCCGGCCTCACGGCCCCCTTGCGGCGGTACGCGTTGATCAGTTGGTTTGTGTCCGCACCATCACGGAACGCCTGCCCGTTAGCCTTAGACCCAAGAACACGGTCCTGCTCAGCGGACGAAAGCCCGTCAAGGTACGCTTTCGGGTCAGTGCGTGCGTCATCGCCCGTATCCTCAGTGGCTGGCACATTCCGGCAATCACAGCCAGGGTGACGATTGAAAGCCTCCGACTGACGCGAAGTCTTACCCGCAAGAATCACGCAACGCCCACAAGACGGCGGATTCAACATACGAGTCCACAACTTCACCCTATGAGCGCCACCAGAAACCTTCTCAGCAGCACGCCCAGTATCCGAAAGCATCGTCCCAGCAGAGAGCGTCAAATGACGCCCACCCCTTGCAAGCGCATCTGCAACATCCAACCCAGCGGCAACAGCCTGCTTAGCCTGAATAACAGCCCCATACGCCATCGACGCGACCGGCAAACCATCACCAGCCACGCCAACAAAACGAGAGCCCACAGACGCATACAAAGGGCCCGGCGCATCCCCCAGAACATCGGGAACATACGCCAAAGCACCATCAGCAACCCGCTCCTGAGCAGTAAACAACACCGCCAACAGAGCAGGCTCAATACGGGCATACGACGCATCAAAATCCTCGCCCACACCACGCCACAAACGAGACACAGCATGAGCCGCAGCCCCAATCTCAACCCGCTGCGCAGCCGAATACTTAAGCGCCGCCTCCGGTAACGTCTGCAACGCCATCAGCAGCACCCTTCGCCATCAACTGCGCAAGATACGGATCCTGAGACTCATCCTTGAAATACTCGCGCTCACGATCCTTCCGAGCATCAGACCAACCAAGCTCATCCCAAGAACCCTCACGCGAAATGATCGGCCCGCCACCATGCATCTTCTGCAAAGCGTCAGCCTTCTGCGCAAACGTCGGGGTGCCAGGGTCATGCCACTCAGTTTTGATCTGATTAGCCAACGGCCAAGCACCAGTACGGAACCGCTCAGCGATACCCTGCACCCACGCCCAACCATCACCGTCGTTATCGTTCTTGCCCTCAACATTCAGAACAAGACGAGACTCATCAGCACGGATAGCGCCCTCAGCAGCAGGATTAACGGAAGTCTGCCCGAAATACCGGGTAGGTAAACCAGTCACAGACGATGCGAGCTGCGCGTAATGCTCCACAGTCTTGTGGAACATCGTCAGGTCGGCACCGTCGAGCTGACCAACCTTGGCGTCCTTATTAGCGTTCGCCCACAAAGACCCAAAATAGGCTTCCCAAACAGGGAGCTGCTTGCCGTCAGCGTCAACAAAGTCACCCTTGGACATGCCCAACACGTACCGTTTCGGGACAATGATCGTCTCAGCCGCGAGCTGCAACCCAGTCAAAGACCTCGCAGCAGCATCCACCAACGGGATAACGTCAGTCATCTCCGACTCGCCCGACCAAATACCAGTACGCCGGCGGTTCAAGAACATCACAATCGGCACACGGCCAAGCCTGTGATCATCCCGATCCCACTCAACCCAACTACCGGTCTTCTTCTCTAACCACAAAGTGGCATTAGGAAGATACAGGGTCGCGTAAATAGGTTCTGGCGCTTCCTCAGTGCCACCATACAACCGCAAAGCAGCCGAAATACGACGAGTACGAGGATCCACAACCGCAGTCAACTCAAGAGGCGACTCAACCGTGATAAGCGGATGATCCTTGTCTTCCTCATTCGTCCCAACCGTCACAAACCCGCGACCATAAATCAGCTTGTCCCGATGCAACAAACGCGACTCAGAATCAAGGTTGTTCGCGTCCCAATGCTCACGCAAAACCGTAGAACCCTTATCCTCACCAGGAAGAATAAACGTCTTCACCCGCTGCCGCTGCTCAATCGAGTCAACACACACACGATTCCAGTTCGCGATCATCTCAAAACGGCGCAACTCAGGCGGCACAGCCAACCCAATATGTTCCAGCCGGTGTGATCCCTCGTACTGCTTGCCCAGCAACTCATCCTTAGCCAACCGGCTATCGCGCTGCCTGGTCAACTCCGAAAGGAGGTTCAATTCGTCTTGGCTAACAGCCACAAGCCCCCCTTAACGGAACACAAACATACGAGAATCGGTTTCTTCTTCGAAGTCTTCGGCCACAAGCGCGTCTGACCACGCCTCAAAGCAGAGGATGGAAGACATTGCTTGGTCGATCTTCTGGTTTTCATTCGGCTTGCCAAGGATGTAACGCTGTCCAGTCCGGGCACGCACAATCGCATTCAGAACATGGATCTTGGTAGTCGGGCAACCGTCATGCCGGAACGCTGACTCATCACCATTCACAGCCTGTTTGAACGCCTCAAGAACCGGGTGAACCTTGGAAACACTCGACGTCTCCCAAGCAAACACAGTCGGCCTGCCATCTTCGGACTTGTACTGCGCCTGCCACTGCTTCAACTCAAGACGCCACGAGTCATCCTCAACAACTTCCATCGCGTCAGCCTCAGCCGAGATACCACGAGCCGAACCAGCCGGATCAAAGTACGCCCTGACCACGTTGAAACGCTCCTGCAACTCGTCAAACGCAGCACGAACCTCACCACGAGGAATCAACAACGAACCATCGTTCGGGCGCCAAATAGTCGGAACCTGATGAGGCCCATAAGTCGGCGTGAACTGGTAACCATCAGCCGTCATCGCCCGGAAACCCGTCCAGTCATTGTTATTCGACAAGTCGCCAGCAACAACAATCGACGTACCATCAGGAACCTCGCGCGGAGCAGCCTTGCCATCCCACGGAACTTCCTTCAGCCACGCGCCAGCACCCTGCACGCGACGGTTCCCGTAAAACCGTTCAGTTTCAGCAGGGTCACGACGCATCGCAGCTTCAATATCCGACTCAAGACCAGGAAGGTTCATCAGAACCCAAGGAGCGTCAGAGTAGTTGAACTTCAGGATCTTCTTCCGATCCGCCTTGACCGTCCACTTCAGATACTTCGGAGGTTCAATGTGCTGCACATACACCGTTTTGTCAGCAGGGTTCTCCAGGATGTCCTTCACAACGTTGTCCGTGGCAGGATCATCCGGGTTGGTCATGATCACACCACGACCGCCCATAGCCGTCAGGCCACGAGACTGTGTGCGGTACACGTTCCACATGCCCTCGGTGTCATACAAGCCACCCTCATCCCAAAGGACATAGGTGACACGCTGCCCAAGGCGGCTCTTGGCCTTAGCCGTAACAGGCACAATCTGGCACTGCTTACCACCCGGCAAGCGGATAACTTCCTCACCAGTCCGGGTAATCTGTTGCGCCAAGGGCCCAAAGTCGATCATCGGACGCAAAGAATCAAACGTGTTCGCCGTCTGAGCCTCAGAGTTAGCCGTGATCTGGATCAACGGAGAAGACCACTTGCGGGCCATCGGCTCACCAGCAGCGTAAGTGTAGACCCACCCACACTCGCACCCCTGCTCACTGCAATCCCAAACCTCGCCACCCCGAGCAAACCCCGCAAACAGCGCCGGCCCAACAGCCTCAACACAAATCAGAGCAGCAGCCAACGGCGACTTACCCTTTTTCTGCGCATCAACCAACACCGACAAACGATGCACGAAAGCAGCAGACTTCACATCAGCCGAAGCGTTCGGATGCACCGCATAATGGTTCCCAATGAAGCAAAGCTGATAATCCCTCAGCGCGAACGGCGGCTTGTTCCCATCAAGGTCAAAATCCCCGTCAGGAACAACGCAATGCTGCTCAATCCACTCAGGAACAATGTCTAACGTCGGGCCAGACCACCAACGCAAAGCCTCAGACGCATTACGCGGCTCACTTTTCACCACCTACAGCCTTCAATCTGCGCTCACGCGCTGACATTCGACCATCGGAACTCTCAGAAACGGGGGAGCTTTCACGACGGGCGCCAACTTCATCACGAGCGATTTGCCACCCGTTCAGCCTCAAACCCGCCGGCGTCAACCCGATCTGCTCACGGTAACGATGCAACTGACCCACCAAAGCCGCATTCGCCCCAGGGTCAAGCTCCACAGCAACCTTCAAACGGCAATACTCGCCAATAACCGGCCAGCGCCACGACTCAACAGCCCACGCAGCGCCCTGAGGGGAACGCCAAGCCTCAACCCACACCACGCCCTCCCGAGAGTGGAAGTCAGCAGATGCCTCGGTGTCAGCCTCACGAACCTTAGCGCCGTCCTCGAAGTGCTCAGCGAACAAAACAATCGGATCCAACGGGAAATCAGGGATCTTCCCCTTGTAACCCTCCGAAGGAAGCGCCTGAAAGTTCAAACCACGAGCCGCAGAACGACCAGAACCAGGATCAGGAGTAGGCCCAGAACGGGCACGCGCACCACCACTTGACACAGCGACTCACCGCCCTCTCTGAAAGTTTTGAACCCTCCGCGGACTTTTTTCCCCTCACCGGCGGTCGGAGGCAGTGGCCCCTTTCGGTCACCCCGGGTGGGGGTGTGGGTGCCTGTTGAGCCGTGTCAGGTCGGTTGTGCGTGTGCTTTGCGTCCGCCTGCGCTTGTGTTGCAGAAGGCATGACTAGGGCCTATGTACTTGCCCCGGTCTGTGTCGTCGTGGTCTAGGTGCCACGGTTCGCCTTGCTTGATGCGTTGACCGCATCGTGCGCAGTCGATGAGTCCTGCTTGGACGCGTATGTCTAGTGTGGTGCGTGTGCGTTGGTGTTGTGCACCGTATCCGCGTTGGTTGCTGTTGCCTCGTGCTTTGTCGTTGGCGCGTGTGTGTTCGATGCAGTAGCTACTGTCTGTGATGGCTGGGCATCCGGGCTTGGCGCATATCTTCTTAGCGCGTGGCATCACACCCATCCTCGCGCCTGGAAGTGTAGGTGCCAGTCGTTGGGTGTGGGTAGTGGGCCGCGTGGTGTGCGTAACCCTGCCGCGTTGATGGCTGCTTGGGCTAGGGCTGAGCATGTGGTTGGTGCCCGGTCAGCGAGCCAGCGTTGGATCCGGCCTGGTGTGTCTACCCTTGTGATGGATGCGATTGCGTGTGCTGCACATGCGAGGTAGTCGTACCTGCAACCGACTGCGAACTCTGCTATGCCAGCCACCATGTGTGCTTGCTTCTCGGTCATTGCGTATTGGGACCAGATGATGTTGGTGTAGTCGGTGATGGGTCTGCGTCGTGTGCCGCCTGGTTCGGAGCTGATGCAGTGCGTGTCACTGGTCGCGATGACCACATGGTGGTAGGTCCATCCGGTTATGCGGAGGATCGCACGGCCCATCCAGTGACGTTTGTCAGTGACGAGCCCTACTTGACCAGTCAGCATCGCAGCCTCCAAAGGTCAGTGGGGTTGTAAGTTGTAGTCAGCCCCTCGGTAAGCACGCCGTCAGATGCTTATGTCAGTAGGGCTGGTACTCCGCAATTCACCCGTATGGGTCCGGCTATGCGGCGTCCGTGGACCGGGTTGGAGTTGAACCAACCAAACCTACCCATGTTCCCCGCGTCCGGGGTGGGCTGCTCTGCCTTTGAGCTACGGTCCTCCCGCGCTCATGTTCGCGGGCTATTCAGTTGTGTGCCGACCGCTTCTCAGCGTGGGCGTGCGCTTGACCCTGCGCGGGAGACAATCGACCTCCTGGGGGATGTGCTTGACTGTCTAGGCTTTGTCGAATAACAATTGCCGGGTTTTCTTGACTTTGGTTATATTCCACGTCTTCAACCAGCGGCGCGGGTTGTTATACAGCAGTGGGCGTTTCACATCGGGTCCGGCCAGTTACCAATACGCATGGCGCCTCCTATGCGGCGAGGATGGTTAGTGAGGACAGGTCGAAGCCGTCTGGGGTTACGTCGAACACCATTAGTCCGGGGTCACTGTCGCGGCCTTGCACTTGGCGGAACCAGTCAGACCCGTTATCCAAAGTGGGGGCTCCGAGGCAGTAGCGTTGTTTGCCGCTGGATGGGTTGCGTCCTGCGACTGATGCGCTGAACGAGTGGTAGTGACCGTGCACGAGAACATCGGCGTTGGATGCTGCTTGCGCACCGAAAGCCTGCTTCTGCCACCATGTGACTGCTTGCCCTGGCGCGAACTGGTTGCCGTGCACTAGGCCAACGCGTGTGCCGTAGAAGTTGATGGCAACTGATTCGTCGTAGTCTGCTGGTGTTATCCAGTTGACGGCCATGTTTGTTGCTTTGGTGACTTTGGCTACTTGTTTGTGCATGAAGATGCCGAGGTCATCGGAGGGTTTGCCGAGGTTCTGTTTGCCGCATCGCCATGCTGCGTGGTTGCTGGGTACTCCTGCGACGGTCACGGGTGCGTGGTGGTGAGCGAGGTTTATGTACTCGAATAGTTCGGTGCCGTATGTGTCCAACTGGCCGGAGAGGCTGAGGTCGTTGGTGAACATTGGATTGCCGCCCGATTCGAAACCCTCGATGCCGTCTCCGGCGTCTGCGATGAGGATCTGATCGGGTGCGCGCTCGGCTAGCAGGGCGTCCAGTTTTTCACGGATGATGGTTGATCGTGTTATGAGTTCTTGGGTGCCGCCGCGGGATCCTGTTTTGCCGATTTGCGGGTCTGCCCAGACGATGACGGTTGCCCGGTCGCTGTGGTTGCTGACGGGCTGCGGGGTGGCTGATTTGGCTGCTGCGTAAAGGGCGGGGAGGTCTATGCGTTCCTCAGCCTGTTTGCGGGTGAACTGTGCCCGGTATGAGTAGAGGTTCACGATGTCGCGTGTTCCGTCTTCCAGGGCTTTGGATTGCTGCCATGTTGCACAGCGTACGGTGTCGTTGACGACAGCGAACTCTGCGGGGTCCAGGTTGAACCGTTGGAAGATGTGGGTCCAGTCGGTTACGGGTTGTTCGGTTTGCACGTCGATGAACTCGCCACCGTCGCGGCGTACGTCTGCTTTGCCGGTGAGGACTTGGGCTGTTGCAGGGTGCGCTTGCAAGTCTGGTTCGCAGATGCAGTTACCTGAGCGGCAGTCGTTGATGGCTGACTTTGAGATGCCTAGGAGTTTTGAGAGCTGCCGTGAGGGGATGGTTGCATGGGCCAGGTCTTTGACTAGACCGTATTTGCAGGTTCGGCTCATGTTTGCTCCCGTTGCTCAGTGGGTGTAATGGTTGCCCGTTCTTTGTGCTGCGGCTGAACTGGGGCTGTTAAGTTGCCGTGTTGCGTTCCCGGCTGTTGCTCTCCCGTGGGGGCTGTACGTTTCGGGTACGGTTGTTCGCTTTTACCTGTTGTTCGGGTGTCAGCGGAATACTGCCATTTGCTGCACGTCTACAGCTTCGGTGATGGCTCACCGCCGTTCGGCTTGCTTGTTAGCAGAGGCTTCCGGGACTGTTATTGACCTCGCTGGCAGCCCATTTCTGATGAGCAGCAGCTAGGGCTTGACGTGGTGGAAACCCTTTGGGGTGCGTCACCACGCTTTACCAGCGAGGCCAAGCTTTATCGGGGTCCGATGTTTTTTCGGGCGCCGTTGATGTTTTGGAGTGCCCGGATGATTGCTGTTCGGGCTGGTTGTGTTTGTAGGCCGTCTAGGGCGGTGTTGAGTGTGGTGTAGCAGCCGGTGAGTAGTTCGGCGTCTGCGGTTTCGGCTACTTGTCGGAGGCTGGGCGTGTGTTTGTACGCCATGTGGTCCTCCTTAGTTGACGTGTTTGTCATCGCGGATGTGTTCGGTGAGGAACCGTGTGTCGTCGATGAGGTGCAGGATGGTTCCGCGTGCTTTGAGGACGGGAAGCGCTGACCGTGAGTGGTGTGCGCAGAAGAACAGTTGACCGTCAGCCATGTACCCGTTCTCGGTTAGTTTCCCGGTTTCGATGACCACATGCACGTACGCCCTCGCCCCGCACCTGTCACACGTGTGCTGGTGGTGGAGGGTTTGCTTGTCGAGGTCAGCGGCCATGCTTGCTCCTGGCATGAGGAAAGCCCCCGCCGAAGCAGGGGCTTTGTACCTATGAAACTATCGCTATGCTTCAGCATAACAGTATTGGTGTATCTTGGTCAACCCTTACACCAAGAACGGTAGATTAGGCTGTGGTGCGGCGCTTTTGAAGCTCACGTTCGATGTACCACTTCGCCTTCTCTAGGTCCTCGATGGCGTCTTTCTTGAGGTCGCACCGCCAAATGTACTTGAGCGCGTTGCCAAGGTTGAACCCCATATGCTCGGTGATCTGAATGCACTGAACACCGCTCGGATGCCCGGTGTAATGCTTCGGGTCGTTGACTACGTCCTCGTTCAATGCTGCCACCCTTCGCGAACGGCGAAGTAAGCGTCAGTGACAAGAGTGTGCAACTGGTCAGCGTCCATCTTCTCGACGCCCAACTCCACTGCGAGGGTAATTAGGCTTGCCGCGCATTCGTTCATGGCTTGTTCCTTCGGGATTTGATGTAGGCGTTGATTTCCTTGGTCAGCCTGCGGTCTTCACGGAGCAGGGCAAAAATCTCGCGCACCCAGGTCATCTGATATCCGCCTTGGTCCATGCGCCCATTGGTGGGTGGCTGTAGAGGTTACCTGCTTGCTCGGTTTTCCATTCGGTCATGTAGGCATCATTGATCCGTTTACTTTCCGCGTTGATGGCTTCGCAACGAGCGTTGGTTCTCTTGCATATGCGGATGGTGCAGATGCTGTAGATGATGGTCCATGCAGAGATGAGCATGGCGACTGATGATAAGGCGATGGCGATTATGTTTGTCAGGCTCATGGGCAGCATTCGCTTTCGTGTACAAGTTGCTCTATGCCGTGGAGGGCCGCATCGGGTAGGGGTGACAGCCATGACATGAAGGGGTGTTCTTCTACGGTTCCAACGTACTCGCCGTCCTCATCTGACCAGTGGACCGAAAAATTGTGACTACTGCTCATGCTGCGTCCAGTTCCAGGAGGATCATGCGGGTTTGGTGTTCTCGGAACTTCTGCGCTGCTTGGTCAATGCCTGTGGGCGCTTCCACCCACGAGCACCCTGTGCACCCCGCGCTGTTTTCGTTGGAGTCGTGGTACCAGTCTTGGTGTTCGTTGAGTGCGCTCAGTACAGCAATTTCGGCTTCATGGCTCATGGCTTGCCTCCGTCGTGGATGAGTGACTTTTGGTAGCGGGCGTATGCGTCAAGGTGCATCCGCCTCATTCGGGTTATCACCGCGACCTTGGCGAACTTGCCTCGCCCGTCAAAGATCAGAAGCTCCCGATGATTGTTTGGGTTCATGCTGCGTCCATGTCTTCGCGGGCCTGCGCAAACGCGCGGTCCATGATCTGGATATACTCGGCTAGGTTGTTTCCGCCTAGGCCGGTTCGGGCGAGCATTTCCATGCCTGTCTTGTCGCCGTCCGTATCGAACCCAAGAGCCTTGTACCCGCGGAATAGGCACTCAATCAGTCGCTCCTGCGCTGTTGCTTCATTCATGCTGCTCTGCTTCCTTTGAGGATGGTTTTGATGTCTCCCAAGCGGTACATGGCCCTGAGTTTTTTGCCGTCTGTGCCGCGTTCTGGGTTGGCGCGTGTGAGGATGCCGCGTGATGCTAGGACTCGGATGTAGTCGGCGCCGATGTCGATGCCGTGGACTTTGTTGAGGCGTTGGGATAGGGCGTCAGGGTAGCCGACCATCTCGTTGTCCTGTTGCTGTGCGTAGGCTTTTGCGCCGTTCCTCCATTCCTGGATGGCTTCGTATTCGGCCCCGCACGTCCGGCAGCGTGCGTGGTTGGATCCTTGGTCGGTGAATAGGTCGGTGCCGCAGTTCTGGGTTTGGCATGTCCCGGCGAACTGTTTGTGCTCCAACAACCGGGCGGCGTGTTCACATGCGCGGAGTAGCTTGTCATGCCGGGTCATGAGGTCGTGCACGTTCGACAGGGTTTTGAGGCGGCGCATGTTCCCAGCCAAATAATCGGCAACGTCACCGGAACCGCGCCCATGCAACGGATTCGTCAGGGACGCGATACGGAGCGCCGTGTGCAGCAGGAACCGTTGCAACTCATCCAACGCTGACACAGCATCAACCGATACGGGGGCGGGCGCGTGCAAGGCCCTACTGCCGCCCATACGCTCACCATACGTAGCAGTCAACGTCAGACGCGGCACAAGCTCCACAACCTCAGCCACGACCCCCGCAACCTGCCCCAACCGCACCTCAAACACGTCACTGCACGTGTTGCAGAGCCAGATACCATCCGTGGTCACGTTCCCGCACTTGCAACTCAACGCGGCTTCCTTCCGTTGTGAATCAAGGCGGGCTTGCGGGTAGCACGGGCGTACTCGCGGCGAATCATACGCCGCTCCTTCTCCGTGTCCGCGAAAAGAATCCGGTTATGCCACCACAGCTCCATGCTGGCCTTCCGAACTGAGACACCAAATGCCTGGACGATTTGAGCCGCGCGGTCCAGAGCCTCTGTTAGGCCTGTGGTGTTCGGGAGTATCTGAATGCTGACTTCGCGGACTTGGCTCACGTGTCGCTCCTGGTTGTGTGTTGGCAGTGGCATCGTTGCGCATAGTGGTTGGGGTAGATGGTTGCCGTGCACCGGTCCTGGCCGTGGTAGTGACGGCACGACGGGCAACGAGGCTTCACGAGGGTTCGTGGATCACTGTTGCGTTCTTGACCCACTTGATGATGTGCTCACTATCAACATCAATTCCATCGCCAATCCAAAGATCGCCTTCTGCTTTGATCCGTGGAACGATTCCGCCACCTACGATCACGGATCCTTCCGGGAGGTCGAGAAGCTCCTGTACCGTGGCGATAGTGCGCTGCTTGCGGTAACCATCGGCAAGGATCGCTTTGGCTACTTCTAGCCCGCCAAGAGTTGATGGTCCATCGATGCCGCGTATCAGGTCGGCTAGTTCTTCCGCTGCGCTCACTTTTGGCCTTTTTCCGTTTGGAGGATTTGGTGGAGTTGTTGGGGTGGGAGGTTGGCGAGCTTCCGGGCCAAGATCGGGGGCAAGGCGGCTAGCGGATCAGGGACGGTCATGCTTTGCCTCATCCGCGTACATGTGACGGTCTTCAAACACCGCCGCAATCGCCCACCATGGCACGTCATGGCCTGCTTTCCGGTGAGCGTCCATGTGGCGAATCATCTCTGCGGCATCTTTGGTCACGAGGTCATTGATGTGGTTCTTTTCCAACGGACAGCCGCAGCACTCATAGCCGCGATCTGACGGGTAAACGTAGATGTCCGCGTTGCTGAACCGGCAGTAGCTCATAGTGTTTGTTCCTGGTCTTTTGCGATGGTGTGTGCGGTGAGTTTGAGTTCCCTGACCAACGACCACTGCGATCCTTCGTCAAGGCCGTCGATCAGCTCAAACAAATGGGTGAGGTTATGATGCTCCGGATGTGTTGGCATTGTGCCGGCTCCTGTACGGGGTCCGGGATGCTCAACTACCGGGCCGATACGTCTAATTCTACCAAAGATGGCGAGTATAAGCACCAAGAATACCCGGTTTATTCTGGTCTTTTGCCCGTCAAAATAGCCACCAAATCCCGGACTTCCATGAGCACAATCTGCGAGCCAGGATCAGTGACCCCGCGGCGTTTGGCGATCACCACACCCGCCACAGCCCCCAAGTTGATCCGCTCGGCGCTGGCTTCCTTCAACCACGTCCCAGCCTCCAACCGCCCCCCGTAGTCCTTCGCCTCAACAGCTACCGGGAGTTCGTTGAAGGTTTCCACGTTCGCCACATCCCCACGGTCCTTAGCCCCGTACAGCGGCATCTTGTCAACGAACCGCGACACGTGCTCACGGAGATAGTCCGAGATCACCCGTGCGTGCCTGCTGCCCGCCGCCTTCGCACTAGCCCTAGACCTGCTCATTACCCTTCCCACTCTCGTTCGCGTCCGGGAAAAAGGTCACCGTCTGAGGTGTTGCAGGTGCCGCATCTGATGTTCGCGATGGGGCCGTAGTAGTCCGGGACGATGGGGGCGGTGACGATGTACAGGAATTCACGCTTCGTGCGGCACTTGAAGCAATAGCGTGCCTCGCCGTCTCGTCTGCGCACTACTTCCTGCATCTCTGGGCTGCGATTGATGTGTACGGGTTCGCCGCCGATTGTGATTGTTTGACAGGTCATGGTTGTTCCTCCGTGCAGTCCTGGCATGTCCATCCATGCTCTGTTTTTGTCATCGTTTCCGTTGGGGTGAGTCGTGTGCATTCAACGCATCGTCTCTGCCCAGGATCCTGCTTACCTGTCACAG